ATTACCTGATCCAACCAATTCACAATCAGCATTTGTATCTGTAATCGTAGGTGCAGGGGCTGCTTGGTTTGGTTTGTATGTAGGCAAAAAATAGGAGGACAATATGAAAAATTTATTACCTAAACTTCAACAGTACATTACTATTATAGGGGTGATCACTGCAATAGGTGGTGGCTTTTACACATGGGGGCAGTTTAATCTTCGTCTTGATCAGATAGAAGCTAAAACTAAAAAAAGTGTTAACTTAGCACCTCTTAATGAAAAGCTATTAGTACTAGAAGAAAAAGTTAAACAGCTTGAACAGAAGTCTAATAATAATCAAAATCCATTAGCTCAATAATTTACAACATAAATATTTATCATTTAAACTATTGATTGGACAAAGGTTGTTTTCCTATGTATACTACAATTAGTAACATAGGAGAATTATCAGTGGAAAGTATATTTTTACATTTAGCATCAGCATTAGTGATGCTTTTGTGCTTTTTACAAGTGTTCTGAAAAAAATTAATCGTTTAAATGCTCATACAGAGCCTTTTAATATGTTTCAGGTACTGTAATATCAAAAATAGACAATTTTGTTGTATGAGCTTCTATTCCCTTTAGACAAGGTTTTACATAAATTTGTATGATTTTTCTACTAATTCTTCAAACTCTCGCTTAAATTCTCGTAGAAGGTTGGTCAAGGACAGTGTACCTTCATAATCTTGATTCCATTCATCCATCGTCTTTCTAAAAATCTCAGGATTAACTGACTTATTTTCAAGGTACACTTTCCCATCTTGCGAAAGCTCAACAGTAAATTGAGCTAGAAGTGCTCTAGTCGGTTTTTTCTTCGGCTGGTTCATTTGTATTGCCTATCACTTTATTAGTTGTGGGATCGACCATAACATGCCCCATAGCTCTGAAAGCTGTTAACATATCACTAACTTCAGCATATGGTAGTCCTGCTAGTTTTTGTAAGATAGTGTTTGCTAGAGTTTCCTGCATAAGATAAAACTTTACAGGTTGGTATGCCTCATTGACATCTGGCGTAGCAGGATCATCTGCTTTAAATTTGCCGTCTTCATCATGAGCTCTTTTCTTTTCGGTTGCCATTAGACCTCCTTATCTTCTATAAATAATGCTATTATAGCATAGTGAATTATTTTTAACAAGTCCTTTCTCCGATCTTTTTTTGCACCTTTCTTTCCATATCTTTGTGCATACTTCATAATATTTCCTATACAGAAACCAGTACCATGACCAGCGTCTATAATAAACTCTGTTGCCTGATAATTGTTTTTTGAATAATGTTCTTTGTATGTATCTTGTATGTAGGCATATACACCATTCAATATATTCTGTTCATCATATTTATATTTAATTGATGTCTTTTTTATTGGGCTTGAACGCAACGACATTATCTCCCCTCTCCTCTATCTCTCTTTCTCGTTTTCTTTCTAATTCATCCATTATCATCTTATTGCCTTTTTCCATAACAGTCAACTGTTCCGTTGTAGCCATGTGCATAAGACCAGCAAACAGAATATACATCTGTGTTCCTGTGTATGTGTCTAAATCGGCAGGTAACAAATCTGCACCTACTATTTCAAAACCTTCGTCTTCAGGCTTTAATACTATATACATATTACCTTCTTTCAAATCAAGCTCCTTTAAAAATTTATCTACTTTTTCATTTCTTGCAAACTCTATCTTGTAAAAATCATCTTTACTCATTTAACCACTCCATAGGTACTAAGCTTTCAGCCCATAAAAATTTATGCCTATCGCACCAATTTGCGTATGTAGTTTTAGATGTTCTTGAAATCTTATTATTAGCATTAACAAAAACAAATCTTATATCAAGATCAGGGTATTGTTCTTTTATAAGAAGATGTTTAACTCTATCATTTGTTGTCAGTCTTCCTTTTGTTTCTATGTATATTTTAGATTCTGGTAAGTAGAAGTCTGGAGTATAATTCCTTATCTTAGGAACATAATCAAAACTTACTTTCTCATATTGAAAGTCTATCTTACGTTTGCCTAAGTCTGCGGCTACTCTTACCTCAAACTTTGATCTGTATGGTAATCTATATCCTGACATCTCTTGGTTTTTCTCTTTCTAATAACAAATGTAATTCATCTATTATTGATCTTTGGTATTCTTCTGCATTATCATAATCTATAGCATCGTAAAATCTATTCATTAAAACAAACATAATAGCTTTGTTACCTAGTAGATACTTTATCTTTTCCATAGCTTCATCTAACATAGCCATACCTCTTTCATATATAAATGGCTGAGTCTTTGACAGCTTAGTATATACAGGAACAGTATAATCGCTATGTCGTAATTCTTTTATAATGCTGTCTCCCCCTATCATAGAATAGTTGTCAGGATAAACATAAAAAACATTTTTGTTTTCTTTGAAGTCTGCCATAGTAAGATTATGCATTTTAAGTATGGGCATTTTTTACTACCTTAGTATACCACACATAAGGTGGGTTCTTTGCTCTGGATGTATGTTTAGGCAAATATTTAGCGTTTTTCCAACAGTGATGCCTAAATCCGCAAAAGCCACATTCCCTAGGTAAAAGTTTATTACCAGTAGGCTCACCTTTTTCTATTTCATCTGTAGCTTTAAATTGTTTTTCTACTCTCTTTGTCTTTTTTAATTTGCGAACATTTACAGTAGCGGCTTCTAATGCTTCTTTCTTTTCTTGTGCTTGTGTTGAAGGAGCTTCACACACTGTAATTTCTCCAGAAGATTTATCCATTACTATCCATCCACCAAAAGGCATGTCCTCACCTTCTGCATAAGAAAATCCTTGTACAACATATCCAAAAGGATCATCGTCTTTTACTTTTTGATATCCACCAAACTCACCAAATTTATTTTGATATGCGTAAGGACTTGCAGATTTAATATCAAATACTTTTTTATCTATAATAACATCTAGTGTTCCAGTAACTTCTGTATCATCTAAAGTTATAGATGTAGGTTTTTGTTCAGCTTCTACATTAACACCAGACGCTTTCATAACAGCTATTAAAGCAGCTTCTACTAGATCGCCTAACAAAAACCGCATTATAGCATTGTAACTAAATGACTGTTCAATACCTAGTTGCTCACACTGCTGTTGGCATAAGGGCTTACCTATACCAGATAAGCGTAGGCGAAACTTTCTCGGCTCTCTAGAAAATTGTTTTTCTAAAGCTTGACCGCAAGCTTCCTTGAACTCATCAATTAAAGAAGGAGGCATTTCAGCCTCCCCCTTCGTAGCTCTACTCAAGAAATCTTGTATGAAAACTTGAATATCACTCATTATGCTTCGACAGCAGCAAGGTCGATAGCATCCACGCCTTCGCCATTATTCGCTTGGGCATGCTCATCTGACACTCGGAGATTGTAAGAGTTTATCCTATTTGCAAAAGCTACAAGTAGCTCTCTATCGTCTTTGGATAAATCTACAGTATCAGAAATAGTTAAATTAGTTGAATAGTAAATGGTTGCTCCATTCTTATGTTTTATAGAATGAGCCTTAGCTACTACATTAGGAGAAAGTAAATTCTTCTTATCAACATCTCTAAAATACTGAGCTATTGCATTGTAGCTTGAGCCTTTTCCATAAAATACAACAGGAACATTCTCTACTGGATTATCTTCACCAGTAGCAGTTTTGCCATCTGCTATTGTTACTAAACCATACAGAACTTGATTACATTTAACAAGTGCTGAAGCAGCAGCTTCTGGGCTGTCTAAACCAATTTCCTCAATTTGTGCTCTGGTTAGCTTACCACATTTAAAGCCACCTTCACTGTCTGGAAATTGATCATTGAGCTTGGCTTGTTGCGTAGTGCGAACTGAATAGGCACCCTGCTCATTATCCCATAAACTATACATAAACCTTCTGATAAAAATTCTAAAAGTCACATCTTTACCAAACACTTTTCCCTTTGTCTCAGGATCGTATAAAGCAAAATGACCTCTAGGTAAGGTATTACCATCATCATCTTCAGGTGCATGATTGATAGATAATCTAGCTAAAGAATCTCCGCCTTCAGGCTTATCTTCTCTTTGACCTATCAATTCTGCTAGTTGGTCTGCAGACACTTTATCCAGATTTTCTGGAATTACGAGGTCTACACTTTCGTTTGTCGCTAATTGTGTCATATTATTACTCCTTATGAGTTGACTTAACACTATTATATAGTAGATACTAAAGTAATGCAAGCATTAATTTGAAAAAATTTCTTCAGTATCTAACCAGTTGCTTCCGATTTTGATTTCAATGCCTACTGGCATATCATACTCTATTCCCCATCTTCTCTTGGCTTGCTGGGGTATGGAAAGCATACACTCTTTGACAACATCAATCACTTGATCCTGTTCATCAGGATGTACATCCACTACTATACTATCATGTACTGTATTACAAAGTAGGGATTTAAAGTTGTTTTTCTTAAATGCCCTAAAGGTTTCTACAAGTGCAGACGGAAGTAAATCTGCTGTAGCAAAACCCTGTACAGGATAATTCTTTACACTCGTTCCATGAGTAATTCCTCTGGCTGTTCTTCTTACATAGGGAAATCTGTATTCCCTACCTGACGGAAGAGCCACCACTTTATATTTCAATGCTTGTTTAGCTAAATCCAAATGCCATTCTCCTATCTGAGGATATATCTCTGTAAACTCAGAATAGTATCTATGTATATGCTCAGGTAAACCCATTCCTGTAGCACCATACAAAGGAGCAAAGGTGTGTGCTTTTGCGTTCTGCCTTTCCTCTTTTGTTATCTCATCTTTTTCTTTACCAGTTATTATCGTAGCTGTCAAGTTGTGAACATCTACCCCACCCTTGACATTTGCGTAAACATGCTTATCTTGACTAAGATAACCTGCTACTCTGTATTCTAGTTGAGCATAATCGCCCTCTAGGATATGACCCCCCTCAAATCTAGAAACCACAGCTCTACGAACTGGAAATGTTTTGCCTCTAGGCATGTTTTGAAAGTTAGGACTCCTAGATGACAAACGACCAGTGCTTGTTACACACTGCATAAACTGAGGATGTATGCGATCATTGTAATCTAAATTTTTTTCTATACCTTCTACAAAAGTTTTAAGGTAGGTTTTTATTGCGTTATATCTTAGGTAGCGTTCTATAAAAGTAAATGCCTGTTCGTTACCTCTTTCCCTATATAGGGATAATGCATCTGCATCTGTTTTAAAACCTTGCGTACTGCAAGACATAATACTTATAGGTGATAGTTTAAATCCTGCTACTTGATTAGTAGGCATATACTTTATACCTACACCCCCACAAGATTTGCAAATATATCTAGCTTTACCCCATGTGCCATCTTTTCTTTTCTTAGACACTCTTCCATAACCACTGCAAACAGTGCATCTAGTAGCTTCTGTCCTGTATTGTATTATAGTGTTATTAGCCACTGCTCTTTTAAACTGAGTATCTGACATAGGAGTTCTACGCTTAGGCTTTCTTGCGTTACCTCTAACTTCATATCCAAGATTAAATGTTTGTGCCCAAGTCTTTTTGTTCTTAACACCTCTGCTAAATAATAATTTTGATCTATCTTCTGGACTAGCAAGATTAATAGGTGTATCACCCATAACTCTCTTAATCTCTTCATTAAGATATTTCTCTAGCTCATTAGCTTCTAAAGTATACTCATGCTTAACTTTGTTTAAGGCTTGGCGATCTATCTTGATACCATCCTTTTCCATCTCTGCTAAGACTCTCGTTACCTCAAAAGACAGGCACAGTGTAGGCTGCAATTTGCTCAATGCTTTTACCCTCTTGTTTTGACTGACTTAAAGCTACCTCGTAGGTAGACTGCACATCAGCTATTCCATATTCTTCTACTATTTCATGCGGTATTATATCAAAACCCATACCATCTTGCAAGTACTTTTCTAATATACCTTTTTTCTTTTTTGTAGGAGTCTGATGTCTACGACAACATTCATCAAGACTTAAAGGCACCTTGACTCCTCTTGCCCAGACATAATCAAAAACCATAGTATCATAGACTGCACCACTGTATGTAAAACCAGTAGCAAACAACCACTGTAAATCAAACTTAATATTGTGACCTAGCAAAACATCTGTTCTATCTAATGCGTCTTGCACTATCTGCATATTGTTTTCTGTAGGTGGTCTATCTGCATGGTAAAACCATACATACTCAACAGGCTTATCGTCTTCTTTAAATCCTACTGACACTAACTGATTACCCTCAGCGTAAGGAGAAGGATCAGAACCTTTGTCTGTTTTTATAAAGGTAGTTTCTACATCTAACGTTAAAATCATTCGTAATACCTCCCTGTTAATTTATCTATCTCACAGACAACATGACCATGCCAACCTGATATCTTATTCTTAGATACATTTAAAAATCTAGTATCATCATCTTCGCCAGGATTTTTACCTATACCTATAATGATATCTGCTTCACCAGCTTTTCCTGTCTTAGAGCCATCAAGCATAGCAAAGTCTAGTAATTGCCTACCATGAGCATCATAACTAGCTTGAGATACAGCCCACACCATGCAGAAATTTCTTTTAGCTATCTCTCTGGCGTTTACATACAGCTCTTTCAATCTCTCATCACCTCTGCTAAATTCACCGCCTATCTTAACTTTGTCTAGCTGATCAACAAACAGTATATCAATTTTATTTAATTTTGCAAACTGATCTATCTCTGCTATGTCTGAGCCTACAGAATCCATAATGTATAGATTTTCTTCTATCTCTCTTTTGTAGACTTCTTTCATTTCTTCTAGGCTATCTTCGTAGTTATCTTTGTGAACATTGAAGTAGGCAGTTAATATTCTAGCTTTCATTCTTTTAGCTGTCTCTTCATTCATTATGTAACCAACTCTATGTCCTCTGCGTAAAGCTTCGGCAGATAGGAAAGCACAGAAAGATGACTTACCACTTTCAGGGCGAGCAAAGATAATCCCTAGATTACCTCTATAGGTTCCTGATACTTCATCATGTAGTGTTGTTAATGGGAATGGAAAATCAGGGTCTTCATCAAACTCCTGAAACAATGTCTCTACATCTGTTTCTTCTCTCTGCATTGATAGTATGCCTGTAGCAGAATCCTGATTTATTATTTGATCTACCATCTGGCGTAAGTCACCAAAGTTTGTAGACTCACCATTCCATATATCGATTGCTGTTTCTCCTACCTTACGAGCCATCTCTCTTCGCCAAAACTCAGTCAGTGTGTCTAATACAAACTGAGGATCGCCATCAACGGCTTCAGGTATGTTTTTTATAGCCTCCTCTACAGATTCTCTGGTAGAGTCTGGCATGGCAGGATATAAATTCCTATGTACTAAAAATAAATTGTCTTTTGATAAGTCTCCCTCATACTTCGTATGGTAGTGCATTATCGCATCAAAGATAGTTTTGTATTTCTTATCAAACATATCTTTGGTAACTAAGGCTTTTGCCTTTTCAAAGTTTTCCCTACTTAAAAGTAGTGCTATTATCTGTGGCTCCATATTTATCTCCTAAAAAGGTTGGAACATTATATTACTATTTACCTAAAGGGTCAAGCTCCCATTTTCTAGCTTTATGACTTAGGTCTTCTTTATTGTCTCTTATAGTTTCTGTAGGCTGTCCATTCTCATCTATTCTCTGTTGAACAATACTCATGTTCATACTAAAAGATCGTCTCTCGCCATCAGAATAAAAAGGATAAACCATATGAATTAAATCAGAAGGAAATACAAAAAAATCTCCTACACTGGGTTTAACAAGAAAAGTGTGTGTATGCATTTTACCTGACTGCCCATGTAAAAATTCTATATGACCTTTACAAGGGTAGTGGTCTTTGTAATCTTCTTCCCACTCTTTATCTATCTCAGGTGGTAATTTTAAATATCCTACACAGGACAAATCACATTCTGTATGTATATGTGCAGGATTAAATTCACCAGCAAACTGACGCACAATCCAAGCGGACTTATATTGTATAGAAAAACCTGTACCTTTTGCCAACTGCTTAAAATGTCTAGCCATTTCTGTTGAAACAAAATTAGCTATAATTTGATTAAAGGTATCTGTGTGTTTATTTAACTCTGTATGATCGATTAAAAATTCTTGTTTAAGTTTACCTACGAGATTATCAGAATGATCTAATTGTTTAGCTTTCTTTTCATCTTTTATAGTTTTATTCGTATACTTATTTAATTGCCTAACTAAATTCATAGGTAATCTAGCATGCATCATCATAGGACCAAAAGGAAATATAGGAGACATAGCTCCTTCAGGTTGATTTCCAAAACTTGTTCCACCAGCCATTATTTAGCCCTCGCTTTAAATAAACGATTACCAAACCAGAAGCTAATTATAGCGGCAAAAATGGTCTGACTTTCAGAATCCCATGCTTCCAAAATAGCAGGTAATACCTCTGTTCCACTTTGCACTGCTATTATCACATAAGTAATTTTAACAAATGCAAACACACTAAAGAAGGCGTAGGTTATAACTGGTCGCACTGACGCTTGTAGGGCAGATACAAATGTAGATTTATTTGCCTGTGCCAGTGACTCAGCATGTTTATACAAACCTTTCACTTCTTCTATGTCTGCCTGAGCATCCATCTCTTGTAATTTTAATTTACTTAATTCTGATGCATACTTAGCCTTAGCTTCAAGCATAAGTAGTTCTTGTTTGTTAGCTTGTTTCTTCTCAAAAAACCCCATAACACTAGGTAAGAAACTTGTACCGAATCCTAGTAATGAGCCTAATAAGCTTATCATGTTATATCTACAATCTCACAGGCATCTGCTGTACATGCCAACTCCTGCATGCCCTTTGTATTGTCCTCTTGTTCATAGTTAGAAAGTAATGTCCAATCCACATTGGTTGGCATTTGTTTAATCAAAGCATCATATTCTTTTTTCGTTATCTCTTGATATGGTGCTTGCTTATAAGTGTGATCAGAATGAGGTAAAAACGACACCCCTGCCACATCTTTAAAGTTATTGAACACCCATGCTCCAACATCAAACCACTCGTCTTCTTTAACAGTTATAGTAACTGAGGGTTTATGTTCACACCAGTGTTCTTGGTAAGTTTTCCATGTTTCTAATTGTGTCACAGCGTCTATGTCATCCCTCAAAACCGCAGATTCTGGCGATTTCATAGGAAATGAAAACACAACAGTGCTGTGTGGTTGCATCAAGTCATCTTCGTGAGGTATGCCTTGATCTATCATAAAATTAGTTAGAGGGTCTTTCTTATCTCCTCTTACAGTTCTTATATAGTAGGCGGAATGTCTTGCATGTATGCCTGACGCAGAATCTACTAGCTGGGAAACTGTGCCTGAAGGCTTAACACAAGTAATAGATGTTGATTGAGGTATACCTAATCTGTCTGACAATCCTAAGTTGGTATCTACAGCCACTTGTCGTAACCTCTTCAGGTCATCTGCTTTTCCTAGCTTAGGATTATCTAGTATACCTGTAAGAGATACACCTAACAATCTTTCTTCTTCTGTATTGTTTTGCCAAATCTTGCGTAAGTATTTAAAGTTCGTCAAGGTAGATTGGAATGTTCCTAGTATAGTAGCATCTGATACTTTGCTCTCTAGGCTTTTTATGCTATCCGTTTCTCTGACCACCACTTCTGTTAGGTTGCAGAATTGATATGGTCGTAATATTATTTCACTACAAGGGTTAGTTCCGAAATCATATTTCGTCTTTCTTCTGCCATTCTTTTTTGCCTGTCTAACAGAAGCATCTCGACTAAATATTC